ATTCTATATGCTCATCTTCGCATTGACATGCTTTAATATTAAAAATTTTGCAAATAAAACTTTTTAATTTTTTTAACATTATCTGTTTATCTTACCAGACTTTTTAGCTTTAGAACCAAACTTACCATAAGATTCATTAGCAGAAGCTCTAAGTTGTTTCTTAGTTCTTTTCTTTTTGATTCTCATAGCAATAGATTCGTCTTTTCTATCTTTGTAACCCTGCTTTTTCTTTTTAGCAGAACCACCTTTTTTCATACCAGATGCTCCAGTTGGAAATCTGACATTTGATCTTACTCCGTTTTGTCTCATTTTTTTCCTCCGTTTCTAAAAATTTGAGTTCCTTTTATACCATATATGCTCGCAACGACAAGGATCCACAAATTTGTGAACCATGAAGGGAGCTGCGAGAACATGTCAAAAAATAATTTTACTTTGTCCATAGCAGTTGGATCGTCCGATACGACTGCCCAGGCCAGCACCAAAACGGGCAAACTTAAAATTATCAAAACTGCCTCGTCCTTCCAGTCCGATTGTCGGGCTTCTAAAAGTTTTCCCTGGTAAGCTTCCTCACCCTGGGCCATCTTAGTAGCATGCATCAGTTGTGCATCTGACATAGCCATCTTCGTTCTCTGCTTGTTAGCATAAATTTTACTTCCAGCAGATACGGCTAATTTAATTGCCGATAACCACATGTTAGTACCAAGTAGCCTTTACAGGTTTCTTTTCTTTTCTAATAGCCTTCGTTCCTCTAACATCTACGCTATCACCTTGAGCAATGTAGTTTCTTCCTCTAATACTTGATTTAGATCTTGGATCTAATTCTAAGTTTTGAGGAGATTCTTCTACAGGTACTCCGCCTTTAGCGTATCCGTCTTTGTTAACGAATTGTTTAAAAGTATCTTTTGTCATAGTTTTCTCCTAATTGTTAGTATACTATCTTCTTGGACCTTTCAAGGTCTTTACATCTGCAGCTTTCATAAGGTCTGATGTTAGTTTAACTTCAGCAGACATTTCTGATTTAGCCATAGCTGTATCAGCTCTTAATTGAGCTAATTCTTCGTTTTGAGCTAGTTTTTGTTTGTCTAATTGTTGACCCTGCATAAACTTACTCTTATCAAGACTTAGTCTTGCTTCATCTTCTTTTGTCTTACGTTCTGTTTCCATAGCTTTAAGATCAACTTCTCTTTCTTTAAGTTTAAGTAATGGGTCATGATCAAACTGAGTCGTAACAGCTTTTTCTTCCTTCATAAAATCTTCAGTCATTTCAGCAATCAAAATAGCTTTTCTTGCTTCTATTTTTTGAGTTACTTGATTGTACTGTTGTTGCATTTGAGGATTCATTGTAGCCTGCTGTTGTAATTGTGGTAACATAGCAAACTCCTGTTGAAACTCTAATTGTACTTGTTCTTGTGCCATCAACGATATGTGCTCCATAATATTTTTTTCTAAAGCTGCAGTAATGCTAGGATTGTTTCTAACAAAATTACTCGCCATAAAATTTAAGTGCGCTGTAACATGTGCTCTATGATCTTGGCCTGGAAACGCTTGAAAAGGTTTTCCTGCCATTGCATCAATGTGTTCGATAGCCGGATCTTTTGGTTGATTCGGTGGAGGTGGGGGTAAAATTCTATCAATGTCTTTTACACCTACTGCTTCGTACATGTTTCTGTATGCGTTATACATGTTATGCATTTGTGGATTTGATTGTGCTAATTGTAATTGAGTTTGAGCCATTGATATTCTCTGACTCATAGAAAATATATTTGGATCAGCAACAGGTAAAATATCTACTCTGTCATCAAAGTCTGTTTGTTTAACATTTCTTGCAGCACCAGGAACATCATAAGGATATTCAGGTGGTAAGTATGTAGCAAAAACTTTTGCTAATAATTTAAATTCTTGTTTTAGTCCAACGTATAGTCGTTTGTGGATTGCTGACATTACTCTTGAACCACGTTCTAAAAGAGCTACGGTTGTACCAACAGCGGCCTGTTGATTCCCGTCCCCAACCTGCATGTCAGCAATGGACGCGAATCTTTGTCCTGCTTGAACTACAATTCCCATCAACTGTAATAAAGTTGCTGATGGTTCTTTGTAAGGTAAGAATACAAATGCATCTTTTAGATTACCACCTGGAGTGTCAACATCTTTAAATTCTCCTGGTTGTATATTTGCGGCATCATCTTTTACTCTGACACCTCTTTGCTTAAATCCTGCGGGTAGGTTGGATAATGTTCCAGCGTCTAATAACTGACGGAGAGCCGCAGTTGCAGTACGACTCAATCCGCCAATCATATGAATTAATCCTAAGCCATAAAATCCTAGTCCTGGCAGAAACTTGAAGTGGACAAAATATTGGATTTTAATTTTCTTTGGATCATTGGGCGCAAAGTTTCGTCTAATAGACAAAACCTTCCTACTACCTTCCTCGATTGTAACGACGTAAGGCAATTTTATTCCCGTTGGTTCTCCGTCGGGACCAACATCTTCGAAACCTTCTAGATCTAAATTAACGTGGCATTCTAGAACTGTATATAAAGGATCTACTTTTTGGGATTTTGTTACACCTTCGACTTCTCTTTCTTTTTCTTCTAAGTCATTAGTGATTGTACCGGTTGGTTTAGTTAACTCGATGTCAGAATAAAAACCTGCAGCCATTTGCTTACGCAAATCATTTTCTGACATCTTGATAACATGGATGACTGCTTCCGCATCGTCTAATGAGGTAGCCGTATATGGAACAACAAGGTCATCCGCTGGAACAAACTTAGAAACAGCTCGTCCCAATAAATCGTCATAATAAACTTTTTTAAATGTAGAACCTGACAGAGGTAAATAAAACAACATTTGATCAAACTCAGGTTCGTACTCTTGCATTTGATCCATCAACTGATAGTTCATAAAATTTTTAACTCTTTGTGATTGTTGTTCTTTCATAGGATCAGATTTACCCATAACCATGGTTCTGACTGGTCCGTCTGCAGGTAATAATTCTTTATAAGCTAAAGCTTGAAACTGAGTTACAGCTTCAGCTAACACAGGGTGAGTTGCACCTGATGCTCCTTGAAAAGGTTCTGTTCTATTTGTGTATTTAAATCCTAATAAATCTAAACCTGTAATGTAAGCTCGTTCCCATTCTTTACGAGACATTTTATATTCCATGTAGTCTTGTTGTAATTGACTACCCATGGCACTTGTATCTTCTTCTGGAAGTAATTCGTTTAAGTTTGCAAAGTGATCACCACCCTCTTCAGGCATTGGCATTGAGTTAGGGTCAAAATCAATTGTAGCCCCACCATCATCTTCTGTAATTTCTACTGGTCCCTTACCTAACTCTTCTGCAACATCGACCTCTTCCATTTGTTCTTTTAGAACTTCGTCTTCAGGTCTTTTATCGTTAGGGAGAGCTTTATCTATATCTGCCATATATTTTCTCCTAGACTTTCTTAACTTGTTTTTTTGGTAATTTCAACCCTTGTGATAAAGGCCCTTTTTTAGGTGGCACTGCCCACCATTTAAATGCAGGGTTTTTAGCTGCTAGTGTTGGGTTTTTCTTTTTTTGTGGTTTATTTTTTATACTCATATTTACTCCTTAATCCTGTTATACCACCTTCTGAAAATCCAATAGCTCTTTTATTTTTATTCATAAAGTTGGCAGTTTCATTTATTGTTATTGGGTTGTCTGGATCTTGTCCTCTTGCTAAATTATATAAATACAATTCTCTTGGCTCCATATTATCTATTAAAGCTTGTTCTTTTTCTTTTTCCGTTACAGGTTTGTAATCCATAAAAGGTATCATTTGATTAAAAGTCGATAACCAATTCTGTGGTAAAAGTTTTTTGTAAGAGTCTTTGGTAAAAATAGAGTTAAATATTTTATTTCCAATAGGACCTGATTCTGTATTTACTTGTTTGCTAGTAACTGGAAAATTTTTAATTTGTTCTTCTTCTAATAAATCAAACGCAGCTTTTTTTGTATCTTTAATAGGTTGAGTTATATCTTTAATTTGTATTGGTGCACCGGCTTGACTTACCGCTAAATCTGTTTTGTATTGTTCAAATTTATTTAAATTTTCTTCGCCCATTTTTTTAACATTGTTAAGAGCACTTTGCATTCTTTCTTTCGCTAAGTCATCATAACCAACATCACTTAAATCAGTATAATCTTTTTTAATATTTTCAATGTACTTCATCATATCAAAATTAGATTTATTTAAATCTACAACTTGATCAAAAATTTTACCATCACCACCGTTTTCAATAAATTTTGCTTTTATTTCTTCTAAGTTTTGTCTATCCCCACCTTTATAAAGATTAAAAGACATAGCTTGCAGCATACTTTGATATGCTTTTGCTTTACTCATTAGTGGCTCATTATTTGTATAATCTAAATAACCAAGAAGAACATCACCAACACCAAATAACTTACCTGGTGTTTTAGAAGCCATACTTAAAGTTTTTCCTGTTTTAGAGTTTGCAAATTTTTTAAATCCGTCTGAATTAACAACTGCTTTTAAATCATCAGACAACATTTCATACGCACCAGATAAACCAGAAGATAGCATTGGTTGTTTAACGGTACCTGTTCTGTCTGTAACGTAAGCTAAAATTTGTTTATCCATATCTAAAGCATCTTTAGATGTTATTTTTTTAGCAGAATCAATTATTCGTGTTTTTCCTTTTTGAGTTGGAAGTACTTCTTCTAAACTTTCAAATATTGTTTTTTCAGTTTTTGAATTAGGGTCATAAAATTTAACAGACTCATCTATATTTTTAGCTATCTCTTCTCTTATTTTTAAATTACCTGTAAACTCATCTATTAAATTTTTACCTTCTGTGTCTAATCCGGTAGTTCCTGTTTGTTGTCGGTTTAATCTAAGTTTTCCTAATGATGATTTATCTCCTGTCAAGTTTGACCAAACTCTTTCTAAACTTCTTTGTTTTTTTAAAGCAGCTTTATACTCAAGTGAATTAGGTCCGTAGTTTGCTTTAGCTTCTGCTAAATCATTTAAATTTTTAACTGATTGATTATCAAATCTTGATTTAAATGCGTTTATGTCTTTAACAATAGGAGTTACGTTTAAAAAATTTTTAAAGTCTAAATTTTTTAATGCACGATATGAACCAGGGTGATCGTAATTTATTTCTAATCCAGGAAATTCTTTTTTTAAATCCTTAGTAAATTTATCAAATTCTTTTACTTTAGAAAGAGCAAATTTTCTTACTTCAGGATTATCTGGAAAACTATCATAAATCATAGATCTTATGTTTCTAGTATGATAACCAGCCATTGTTTTTGAATCAACTAAGGAATTGTAAACATCTCCTATTGCATTCTGAGCGTCTTCGCCACGTAAAAACATAGGTGTTTCATTAGTTCTAACAAACATGTTGTTAACTAATTTAGCTGTTTCTTGATTTACTCTTGCTTTAGACATTCCAGTTTCTTTGACTAAATCATCAATTTCATTAATTCCGTTTTGTAATGCTTTAAAAATTTTTTCTTGGTTTTTTGTTTGTTTTAAAGCTTTGGCCTCATTGCCTTTAAAAATACTCATTTGTTCTTTTGTTAATGTATTTGCTAATGAATTTTCTTTTCTAAATTTAGAAGATTTCTTTTTAGGATCTATGTATTCATAGTAAGATGCAGGGTTACTTAAATCTTTATTTTTACCAGGAAAAAAATCTAAATTGTTTGCATGCTTAGGATATTTAAGTTCAATTTTTTTTATTACATCTCTAGCAATATCTGCTTTACCAAAAGGTTCTCCCACCTTAACTCTTTCATCATAAGCTTCTTTAAAGAAATCGTGGTACGAATCAAAAAGTTTTGTTCTTTGGTTATATGATAATTTAACATCAGCAGGAAGTTTAGCTATTTCATTTATGTCTAAAGACTTTGCAGTTTCTGCTGCTTTTATATTTTTTGCTTTTAAACGTTCAGTTTTTTTTGTAGACAATCTTGTATAATTATCTCCGCCAACAAAGTCTGCAAATTCTTTGCTTCCTTTTTTACTTGTTATTCCTGATTTACGAGCAGCAGATTGAGCATTAACTAATTCAGTTTCTGTTAAATCTTCAACTCTTAATCCTTTTTCAAACTTTATTCGTCCACCTTCAGCTGCAGGGTTACGTCTCATGAATGCATTGATTGCATCTATTTCAATAACATCTGGTCTTTGTGGTGGTTGTGATATTTCTGAACCGTACTTCATGGTTCCTGAACCATATTTTTTGTTCATCATGTTTTTAATTTTGTCAGTTTCAGCGCTTGCTAATCTAAAAGCTTCTTCGTCTTCTTTTACTAATTGTTGAAACACGCCACGACTATCTTGTGAATTTAGTGCGTAGTTCTTAAACCATCCCTGTGCTTTAAAATAATCGTTGCTCATATTAAGTTGGATCGTAATCACCTTGAACTTCTGTTACAAAGTCCGTAGGATTATCTTGCATTTGTTTTAATTTCTTTTTCTTTTGTAAAGTTACTGAAATGTCATTTATTAATGTTTTGTCACCACCTAACGTTTGAAGTTCTGATACGTCTGAATATAAATCTTTTATTTGATCAGTTGTGTTTTCTCCTACTTCAATACTATAGTCATCGGGTCCAGTCATTCGTCCTTCTGGAATACTTTCAGTTGCCTCAAATGTATCTGCTGGTTTACCTTTAGTTCCTTCGTCAGCAATACCAGGTGTGTATCTCATGTTAACACTTTCACCAAGAGCTGTGTTACCACCAATATAATCTATTTCTACTTCACCAGTTCTAACGTCGTAATAAACATCAACATTACCAGTTGGTGTGTCTAATGACTTAACAACTTGAGCATCTTTATAAGCTGACCCTTTTGTTTTATCTAATCCTTCTCTAAGTGCTTTATTTACTAATGGTTGTAACCATGGCGGTGCACCTGAGCTACCATCTATAATTACTTCGTCAATTACTTTTTTGCTCACGGCCCCTGATTCTTTACCAAGCATTTTAACAAGGCCTGCTTTTAACGCTACAACACCTCCAGCTGTAGCACCTAATAGTTTTAAAAATCCTCTACGACCTTTGTCAACTATGTTACCACCTGCATAACCTGGTCTTAAACCAGCGATACCGCCGTCTGCAAATTTATAGTTTAAACCCACGCCGCCAGTGTATCCATCATCAAAAAGATTTTTTTCAGCACCTGCTGTAAAAAACAAGTTGCCGTCTGGACTACCAAATTCTTTTTGATAACCTATTGTACCACCCATATTATCAGTAAATAAATCTGTGCCTTTTAATGTTACTACACCCATGTCTTTAGTAATGTTTGATTTTCTTTTAAGACTTCCATCAGCATTATAAGTAGGTCTACCATTTGCATCTAATATTAAATCTCCAGTAAATGTTTTTTCAAAAAGAGGAAAAGATGCACCAATATTTAAATTAGGATAATCACCACCTTCCATAATTTCTTTAGAAATACTAGCATCAAAGATTCCGTCATTGTAACTAAGTTTAGGTGTTAAATCAGAACTTTTGTATGTTTTGCCATCAAACGTTGTAGCCTCTGTACCACCAGTAAGATTTAACTTAAATTTATCATTTATTGGAAATGTTTTATTTAAATCAAGTTCTGATTTTCTAAAACCATCTTCGTTATATACTTTACCTTTTAATGCATTATCATAATTAAAATCGAGTTGAGTATTTAATACTTTACTGTCATTTGTGTTAACCATTCCAGATAAATCCAAATCTCCAAAAGTATAATTACCTTTACTACTTAATTTACCTTCTTCAATATTATCACTGCTAAAACTTAAATTACCGATGTCAAAATTACCTGATGTTACAGATTGTTCGCCTTCTGTGTTAATAGATCTTTTTAAAGTTAATCCATCTATTGGAGTTATCTCAAGGTCTGCTTCTGCTTCATCTATTGCATCTTTAAGGTTTTTTGTATTAACCATTCCTGTTTCTTTGTCTATTATTTCTTTATCTGGATATTTTAAATCTAATTCCATTA